GATTGTGGATCTCGTCGAGCGGTATCACGTCGTCGCGGTCACCATTGACCCGTCATCGCAAGCGGGATCGCTGATCGAGCCGCTCGTCACGGCCGGCGTGCTGGAGAAGATCAAGGGTGTCACCGGTCGCTACATCCACCGGGTGACGGCGCGCGATGTTGCACAGGCGTGCGGCGCGTTCTTCGATGAGATCGAACCGAAGCACGACACGTTGCGGCACTGCGATCAGGGGAACCTCACGGACGCGTTGCAAGAGGCACAGACGCGCACGCTGGCGGATGCGTGGGCGTGGTCACGCAAGGAAGGTACGGACATCTCGCCACTCATGGCGACAACGCTCGCGCTGCACGGGTGGCGCGTGTACGGGCGTACGGGAACGATGCCGTGGGCATCCCGGGGATAGGGGCGCGATGACAGCACCGAATCAGTGGGGACGGGGTCCGCGTCTCGTCGAGCCCGTGGAGGACGGAGAGACCCTGGCGCCTGTCGTGCCGGCGCTGCGTCGCCGACTCGAAGGGCTCGTGGCGCTCGGCGGGTGCATGCTCGTCGCGGCCGTGACGGTGCTGTGCTGGTCGTCGTGGGGCGCACCGTATGGCGTCGGATGGGGACTCGCCACCGCGGGAGTGTTGACCGTGGGGTTTGCGCTGGGCATCGTTGACGTGCCAGCCGAGCCCGTGTACACGGGCTCACCCGACGGGGAGGGGTAGCCCGTGCCGACTCTCGGCCGGACTTTGGTCCGGGCTCGGCGCGCGGATGCTGCCGTCCGCTCCGGCCACCCGCTCGGCGTACCGCAGGCGGGCGCCCGCGACCAGGCATTCACGCTCGATCAGTACGCGGCGATGATGTCCGACTATCTCTCCGAGTGGGGAGTGTCGGGCGGCCCGTTCGAGCAGACGTGGAAGAAAGAGCCGGCCGAACGGGTCGGGCAGTCGATGGCTGCGCTCGGCGAACAAGCCTATCGCGGGAGCGGTCTCGTGTTCGCCATCATGGCGGTGCGCATGGCGGCGTTCTCGCTCGTTCGGTTTACCTATCAGCGGATCCGCGGTGGCCGGCCGGCCGATCTGTTCGGGACTCCCTCGCTCGGCCCCCTCGAAACGCCGTGGCCTTCCGGGTCGACGCAGGATCTGCTGTCGCGGATGCTGCTCGACGTCGATCTTGCGGGGAACTCGTATCACATTCGTAACGGTCCGTGGATGCATCGCCTACATCCGACGTGGGTGCAGATCCTGCTAGAGCCGATCGAGATGAACGGCGGTATCGTCGGCTATCGGAAGGCGGGCTATACCTACCATCACGGTGGGATCGAGGTGTGTCCGCCGGAGCAAGTGGCATTGTTCGGCACGAGCGAGGTTGCGCACTTCGCGCCGACACCGGACCCGCATGCATCGTATCGCGGCATGTCGTGGATGACGGCTGCGATCCGTGAGATCGCGAACGATAAGACGATGGAGCGGCATAAGCAACGGTTCTTCGAGAACGCGGCACCGCAGCCGTTGTCCGCACCGGTGCTCACGCCGCGCGGATGGTCGACCATGGGCGCGATGCTCATCGGGTCCGAAGTGGTCGGCTCCGACGGTAAGCCGCACCGCGTCACCGGAGTGTTCCCGCAGGGCGAACAGTCCATCTACCGCGTGTCGTTCGCGGACGGCTCGGAAGTGGAGTGCACCGAAGATCACGTGTGGGCAGTCCAGTCGCTCTATGATCGCAAACGCGGCGTGGGTCGGCTGATGACGACGGCGGAGATCGCGGAGCAGACGCACTACGCGAGCGGTGCCGCGAAGTGGGCCGTACCGTTCGCCGACCCGATCGAGTTCGCAGGCGACGAGCCGTTGCCCGTCGACCCGTGGCTACTCGGGGCACTACTCGGCGACGGGTGCATGACCGGTCCCGGCGGGGCCACGCTCGCCGCTGCGGCCGACGACGCCGACGACACAGCCGCGCTACTGGCGGCCCACGTGCCGGCCGGCGTGACGGTCTCACGGCGTGACCGGGGCGGCTGGTCGGAGTTCTACCTAGGATCGGGCGGCAAGGCAGGGAACCCGCTACGCGCTGCGCTCGAAGGGCTCGACGTGTGGGGCACGCTCGGACCGGACAAGCGGGTCCCGGCCGCGTACCTCCGTGCGTCGATCGCCGATCGGCTCGCGCTATTGCGTGGACTGCTCGACACCGACGGATCGGTGGATCGGCGTCAACCGAATCTCGTGCGCTTCATCAGTACGTCGCGCGCGCTCGCGGAGAACGTGCGCGAGTTGGCTCGTTCGCTCGGCGGGACGGCAACGATCGCGGAGACGTCTCGCGGTCAATGGCGTGTACACGTGCAGCGTCTGCCAGAGGCGATTGTGCCGTTCGCGCTGTCGCGCAAGGCGAACGTGTACACGCCGCCGGGCAATCGGGGCGAGCGGTCGCGCTCCATCGTCGGCGTGGAGTATGTGCGGCGCGAGGAAGCGCAGTGCATCCGCGTCGATGTGCCGGACTCGCTGTACGTCACGAGCGACTACGTGTTGACACACAACACGCCGAACATCGCTGTAGCGCTGGACAAGTCGATCAGCCCGGAGGATTTCGAACGTTTCAAGGCGATCATGGACGAAGAGCACGTAGGCGCAGAGAACGCCTACAAGACGCTCTATCTCGGCGGTGGCGCTGACGTCAAAGTGGTCGGCTCGAACTTCGAGCAGTTGCAGATGGCCAGCGTTCAGGGACGCGGAGAGACACGCGTTGCGGCGGCTGCGGGTGTGCCGGCCGTCATCGTCGGACTGTCCGAAGGTCTGTCGTCGGCGACGTACAGCAACTACGGACAGGCGATGCGCCGGTTCGCCGATCTCACCATGGCGACCCTGTGGGCGAACGCGGCGGCATCACTACAGACGATCATCCGGCCGCCCGGCGGCGACGCGCGACTGTGGTACGACACGCGTGACGTCTCGTTCCTCCGCGAGGATCGAGAGGTGGCCGCGCGGATCGAGCAGACCAACGCGGCGACGATCAATACGTACATCACGGCCGGGTTCACCCCCGAGTCGGCGATCCTCGCTGTCAAGGCGGGCGATCCGGCGCTACTGATCCACACGGGCATGGTGTCCGTGCAGTTGCAGACACCCGGCGCGAACGGTGCGATCGAATCCGGCGCAGCATCGAGCGATGCGGCTCCGGCCAGTGACAGCGGCGGAACGACTGGACCGGCCACGGTGGCGGACGCGAAGAAAGAGGCGGACGCAACGAATGCTGCCGACCCGGCGTCCGGGCTGAACGGGCAGACGCCGGCCGAGATCCGGCTACTCATGGAGATGATCCAAAAGGTCTATCTCGGTATCGGTAAGGTCATCACCGTGGAGGAAGCGCGCGATCTGCTGAACCGTGCCGGTGCTGACCTCCCGGCGCTGCCGGCAGACTCCCCGCTGCTCGCCCCTCCCCCGGCACCGCCGGGGCCCCCGGCCGCCAACGATGCGCCTGCGGACGACGCAGCGCCCGGGGACGACTCCGGGGACGACTCGGGGACCGGCTCGGGGGACGGCACGAATTCGGCCGAGCCCGTGTACACGGCTCGGGCGGCGATCGTTCCGTACGATCCCGCCATGGCCGCGCGGGCGGTTGCCGGCCCGTCGTACGACCAGCACGACGCGGCGATCTTGGAGTACATCGCCCGGGACTTCGCAGCACGAGCGCGTGAGGCTCGCGGGCACGATCGACCGGGGCCACGGCCGGCCCCCGTCGCGCGGACGGGAAGCGACACCGCTCGCGATTGGGTTGATTACGCAGTCGCTGCGGAGGTCTCGATACCGATGACGAACGGGGTTCACTCATGACGGCGACTACCGCACGGCGAGCGATCATGAAGGATGTCACGCGACGGGCGGAGCGCACTACCGCGCTCGCCTCAATGGCGGAGCGGATGCGCGCTGCCGGATTCAACGTGGCCGAGCGCTTCGCCGGTGCATCGTCGTCGAACGTCAACGACGTCGCGGCCGGGAACGTGCAGCGCGAGGGTCTGTGCCGCACGGTGCCGTTCCGTATGTCGCTGGCACCCGAGACCAATGGAACGGACGAGACGGAGTCGGACGGCCGCACGATCGAGGGGTACGGCGCGGTGTTCGGCGTCGATACGGAGATCAACTCGTGGGAGGGTCACTTCAACGAGAAGATCCGTAAGGGTGCGTTCCGTAAGTCGATCCGCGAGAACACCCCGAAGATGCAGTTTGATCACGGCTATCACCCGCTGCTCGGCGGGCTCCCGCTCGGCCGGTGGGAGACAGTGGAGGAAGACGACCACGGCCTACACGTGCTCGGCCGCATGTATGACAATTGGCTGATTGAGCCGTTCCGTATGGCGATTGCCGAAGGTGCCGTAGACGGTATGTCGTTCCGGTTCTCCGTCGTCAAGGAAGAGTGGCGAGACAACGACGGCAAGGTGATCAAGGATGATCACGAACTGTTCGAGTTGCTGTACTACGGAGCGGGCGACCGCGGACCCATCACGCGCGAACTGATCGAAGTTCGGGTACCGGAAGTCGGACCCGTCGTGTGGCCGGCGTATCAAGAGACCGAAGTCGGTGCACGCTCCGCGGACGGTGGACGGCTCGTCATCGATCTCGGCGCATTGCGTGAGGATCGCGGCGCGCTCGCCGATCTCGTCGCGCTCATGGACTGCGAAGCGGGCAAAGCGCGTCGACTCGAAGTCGTCGCCGCGCTCGGAATTCGGGTCGCAGACGCGGGCGGCGACACGGCCCCGGTGGTTCCGCCAGACGGTGACTCTGTGCATAATGGTGCCGTGCACACGGGCCGGTCCCGTAGCACCGAAGGTGAGCCGCAGACCACGGGGACAACGGCCGGGAACCACTCGCAGCGCGAGCCGGGGACCACCGATGCAACCGCCGGGACGCACTCGCGGAGTGGTGACACCCCCGACGAGACGCGTCCGCTCAACCCGACGGACCGGCGCAATACGCTGCGGTCCGACTACCGGACCTATCTCGATCGAGCGCTCACCCTTCCGCCTTCGGACGAATGATCATCATCCGAAGGGAGCGCCCAACGTGGCGACCGACAACGGCCGGGCGACCGGTCTGACGAACGCGCGCGGCACGGTGCTCGGCTTCCGTGCCGATGGTGCACCGATCTACCCGATCGCAGGCGGCGACGGAGAGGGAACCGGCACCCCGCAGCGCGGGACCGGCACCGACTCCGGCCAGGGTGGCGCACCAACACTCACACACTCCGGTTGCATCAACCGGTTGCAGGACATCCGCGCGCAGATGGGCCAGATCGCGGAACTCGACAATCCGTCCGAAGAGGACGATCGATACTTCCGCGAGTTGGCTACCGAGTTCGAGACCGTGGATGCGCACCGGCTCCGGTTGGAGCGACAGGCGACCCTGGCACGCGTCTCGAACGTGTCGTCGACGCTGAACGCGGCCGGCTACCTGCGTACGGAGCGCGGTGCCGGTGGCGAACGCCACGACAACTCGAACGGCTTCGACCGTGACGGCATCCTCGAACCGGACTCCATTCAGGAGCACCGGTTCCGCAACCCGTGGGCCACCGACGACATGCGGACCATGGGCCGCGAGCCGGAGCACGTCGCGCAGGAATTCCGCTCCCGCGCGCTCTCGGCATGTGAGCAGATGGTCGGCGTCACCGACGCCATCCGGCAGGCAGCGACCGGGATCGTCGAGCGGTGGGACGACCAGGACGCGAACCTCTCGCAGTGCATGCTGGCGCTGTCCGCCCCGGCGTACTTCCGTGCGTGGTCGAAGATGGCCCGGATGGACGGCTCGCAGGCGGAGTTGACCGACGACGAGCGGCGCGCGGTCGCGCACGTCCGGCACACCGCCCGCACCACGCGAGCGATGTCGCTGACCGACGCCGCCGGTGGTTACTTGGTCCCTCTCCAGTTGGACCCGACCGTCATCATCACGGCGAACGGTTCGGTGAACCAGATCCGGCAGGTGGCCCGGCAGGTGGTCGCCACCGGTGACGTGTGGAACGGTGTCAGCGCCGGTGCGGTCTCGTGGTCGTACGACGCGGAGGCGTCGGAGGTCTCGGACGACACGCCGACATTCGCCGGCCCGGCGATCCCGATCTACAAGGCGAACGGGTTCGTCCCGATCTCGATCGAAGCCATGCAGGATGCATCGAACGTTGCGGCGGAGGTGGGCTCGCTGCTCGCGTTCGGCCGGGACGTGCTCGAAGCGAACGCGTTCGCTGTCGGTTCGGGTGTGGCCATGCCAACGGGCATCGTGACCGCCCTGACGGGTACGGCGTCCGTGGTGCCGAGCACCACAACGGACGTGATGGCGCTCGCGGACATCTTCAAGTTGCAGGGTTCGCTGCCAGCGCGGTACCGCAATCAGCCGGGTACGGCGTGGCTCGGAAACAACCTGGTGTACAACATCGTGCGGCAGTTCCAGGTGGGTAACGAACTGTGGGGCACGCTGTCGGAGGGCCGTCAGCCGTCGCTGCTCGGCCGGCCGGCGCTCGAAGCGGAGGACATGGACGGCGTCATCAACGCGACGCAGACGAACAACGTCCTTATCCACGGTGACTTCTCGAACTTCGTTATCGCGGACCGTATCGGAATGACGGTTGAGTTCATTCCGCATCTCTTCCACACGGCGAACAACCGGCCGAGTGGGCAGCGTGGGTGGATGGCGTACGTCCGTCACGGAAGTGACTCCGTGAATGATGCAGCTTTCCGCCTTCTCGACGTGACCTGAGTCTACGCCGTAATTAACGTACACTTGGGGCATGGAGAAGAGGACGTGCGTTGTCGATGAGTGCGGTCGGGTCGAGTACGCCAAGGGGTGGTGCAACATGCACTACATCCGCGTGCGCAAGTTCGGCGAGCCCGGCCCGGCCCACTCGATCGACAGGAAGGGTCTGCCCCTTCACCGTGTCGAGTACGCGGATGTGGATCACGAGTGCCCGTGCGGCCAGACGTTTCGGGCTCGCCCGCATGGGTCGGTACGCCGGTTCTGCTCGCCGAAGTGCAGGGCTCGCTACGGCAAGCGGGACGCTCGTGCCCGCGGGTACGTCCGGCCACCGCAACCGCCCTGCGTCGTCGTCGGATGCGACTTGCCGAATCAGGCCAAGGGCTACTGTGCGATGCATCTCGAACGCATCAAGCGACACGGCGAGCCCGGAGAGGCGGCCCGTCGAAAGGCTCGCAACGGCGAAGCGACGTGGCGCCCGAACGCGGACGGATACATCATCTGGCCGAGTCGTGGCGGGACGGTCATCCTCCAACACCGCGTCGAGATGGAACGCCACATCGGGCGTGAGCTACTCCCGGATGAGACGGTCCATCATCGGAACGGCGACCGCTCTGACAACTCGATCTCTAATCTCGAACTCTGGTCGTCGGCACAGCCGGCCGGTCAGCGCGCCGCGGACAAACTCGCGTACGCGTTGGAGATCATCGAACGGTACGCGAACCTTCCGGCCGATCAACTCGAAGTGAGGTAGAGCAGTGGCAACAGCAGGAGATAAGCCGGCCGCGTCGAGCGGGCCGAGCACTGCAAGCGATGGCCCGAAGTCGGAGGCGGCTCCGGCGTCGAGTCGCAAGCCGTCCGCCGCGCAGAGCGACTCCGACCGTTCGTCCGGTGCGAAGACGGGGATCAACACCGACGCTGCACAGGCAGAGTACGCGGCGGCCGGTCAGAATCCGGCTCTGGACAACCGGCTCGGAGACCAGCGGCCCGGGGCTCGTGGATTCAAGGCGAAGCCACAGCAGTTCCCCGGCCCGGAGGTGGGGCACTTCGCCGAGCACGCCGAGCAGTACGGCGACGCGTTCCGCAAGGAATTCGACGTCGACGACGACGCCGGAGACGAGCGGCTCGGCGGTGGCCCGCACGGTCGCGAGCCGCGCGGAGACGGAACGGGCCCGTCGTCGGCGGGTGCCGACGGTGAGCCGGGCTCCGACGTCTGATCACGACTGATCTCGAAGGGACACCGAACAGATGGCGGAGTCGAAGCCGGAGCCGGCCGCGAAGCCGGAACCGCAGACACAGCGCACGATGGTTCAGGCGCTGACGTCGTTCACGGCGAACAATGCGCAGGGGGTTCCTACCCCGGTGCACAAGGATCGTCTGTACTACGCGGACGATTTCGTCGTCACGTCGCAGCCGCATCTGTTCGGTGCGCCCGAAGTGATGACATCGGAATCCGCGGCCCGCGAGCACCGACCGATCATGTACCCGGCGGTCGAAACGGCCGTGGCTCCGCCCGGTGGGCCGGTGCGTGCACCGGTCACCGCAGCGGGCCGCATCGCGTCCGGCCGGCGCCCGGGAACCCGGCCGCCCGGAGAGGTGTGATCCAATGCGTGACTCCATGATCGATGACGTTGCGGCTCGGCCGTCGCTCGCGCCCGCCGTACGGGATGCGGCCGGCGCTACAGCGGGCGCGGCCGTGGATCTCGCCGGGACACGCAACTACTTCCGCACGGTCATGCTCGTCGCGGTCGCGGGCGAGATCACCGACGGGACGCACACGCTCACCGTCGAGCACAGCGACAACGGTTCGACGGGATGGACGGAGGTTCCGGCGGAACTGCACGACGGCGGCGCGCTCGTCGCCTTCGACGACTCGAACGGCAGCACCGTTCAGCGTCTCGCGCTGCGGGACACGAAGCGGTATCTCCGGGCGAAGGTCACCGTCGGCGGCTCACCCGCCACCGGCGGCGTCGTGGGCGCGCTGTTCCTGCTCGGATCGGGCTCGGGGCGGCCGGTCACGTGAGCGTCGACCCACCACGGGGGTACCCCCGGCCGCAGGCTCGACCCGTGTACACGGGTCGAGTGAACCCGCTGGGGGTGCCGGTCTCCGATCCCGCGGTGGGTCGACCACGCATCACCCCTCCGTCTGGCGCCGTCATGCTCGGCGCGAGCCCGGAGCGCCCGCAGATCTGGGCGTGCACGGACGAGAACTGCGGGGCGGCAGCGCGCACCGTGGACCACAAGATCCCGTACCACCCGTGCCCAGCGCAGGGCGGCGTGATGGTGCCGCTCGTGCGCAAGGGGACAAAGGCAACACACCGGCTGATCGAACGGCCCGACTACGTGGGCGCAGACGCGGCAGGCGTTCAACCGGTGACGGACACGCACGGCCGACTGATCATGTCGGTTGAAACCCACACCGACGACGGATACTCGACGACCGTCTTCGCGCCCGCAGCAACGGCGACGAACGACGATATCCACGACGCGAAGGGATCGGCCGGTGGCCACTAGCGACGACACGAAGTCGCACGAGCGGGCGCTAGCGCAGTTGCGCAAGCGACGCTCCGCAGCGATGCGGGAAGCGGCCCGCCGAGACATCGCGCTTGCGATTCTCGACGAGACCGGCGAAGTCTCGAAGGCGGCCGTCGATAAGCGGCTCGACGACGAGTACACGGAGCCGACCCGCGAACTGCTCGACAACATGATGGCGCAGAAGACGGCGGCATCCGCGGCGTACGAGGATCGTGAGGTGGGCGCGTACGCGGAGGCGCTCGAACGGTCCGGCGAGCGGGTGAAGAAGTTCTCCGCGCTGCTCGACGCGGCGAAGGAAGCGCAGGCGCGAGCAAAGGACGAACTTGCCGCCGTGAAGGAACGAGCAGAGATCGCGTCTGCTCTGGCCGCGATCGCAGGGGAGGCCGCTACCGGCGAAGTCGCCCCGGGCGCGCCCGTGAACGCGACGGCCGGTCCCGCCACATCGACGGGAACGAGGAACTGACATGGCCTGGTCTGCATCGAAGATGTTCCGCCAGTTCCTCGCGGATATCGCGGGTAACACTACGGCGCTGGATCTCGACTCCGGTTCCTTCAAGGCCGCTCTGTACAACAACACGATCACCCCGGATCAGAACGTCTCGGCCGCGAACTCCGCGTACAACGTGGGCCAGTGGGCGAGTGCGCAGGAGTGCTCCGAGTCCGGTCAGTGGGCGGCCGGTGGTGTGGCTCTTGCGGGCCTGTCCCTGAACGTCGGCACGGCCGGTGTCGTCTTTTGGGATGCGAACGACGTTGTCTCGGGATCGGCGGCGGACCTTACGAACGCGACCGGATGTCTCGTGTACGAGAACGTTGTTGCAACACCCGTCGCGAATCAGGGCGTGTGTTATAACTACTTCGGCGGTCCGAACAGCGTGGTGAATGGTACGTTCACGATCATCTGGAATGTTCTCGGAATATGGCGTGCAACCTTGTGACCTGCGGGAATAGGACTAGCACGTCTGCTATCTCGAACGGGGCGTGGTGACGTAATGGGCGAACTGTACGAGCGCATCCTTCGCTTACATCCGACGAAGGACAAGATCGCCGTTCACGCGTTGTTGGCGATCTGCGCCGAGCAGTCGCGCGGCGTACTCACTACGGCGCAAGCGAACAACATCATCGCCGAGGAATACGGGCAGACCCTCGGTGCCGCGCAGACCGGCAACGATGCCGGCCTGCGGGAAGCGGGAGATCTGATCGCCACAGTGACAGCGGTTGCGGCGGCAAGTCGCGCGGCGAAGATCATCGAAATCGAAGAGGTACTCTTGCTCGCCGATCTCGGGATCGCTCCGTACGACACGCCGGCCGCGCTGCGCACGCGGCTCGGAGTACCCGACCGCTCGTAACGTAGCGGAAGGGAGGTTGACCGGTGGCGCTCAATGCAACGGTCGTCACGTGCACGCAGCCGGGCGCCACCGGTAATCAGACGTATAGCCTCGCGTCGAACTTCGACCCGAAGGCGATCATCGTTCTAGCGCAGCCGCGCGCGGCGGCCGGTATCCAATCGCATCTGGTGATGTCGATGGGGTACGGCACGTATCGCGGCGCAGTAGTTCAGCAGATGTGGACCGAACAGCAGTCGGAAGATCTCGGCGCTGCACAGGACACGTTCGGTCGTACCTCGAACGACGCCGTTGCGAAGTTGACCAACGGTATGGACAACACGCAAGACATGGTGGTGTCGCTCGTCTCCATGCAGACGGGCGCTACGTCGCAGTTCGTCCTGAACTGGTCGAACCTACACACCACGGCGAGCGTGAAACTCACGGTTCTCGTGCTCGGCGGCTCGGACATCACCGACGCCATGGCCGGATTGTTCACCGCGCAGACCACTCCCGCGACACAAGACGTCACCGTTGTCTCGGGGTTCGGGCAACCCGATTGCCTGTTTGCCATGCACGGCGGCGACCTGACTACCGTGACCACGCTCGGCGGCCAGTCGCCATACGGTACCGGGTTCGCTACGAAGGCTGCCGCCGGTGGCCGAATGGTGTATCAGCAAGGAACCGACGGGGCGGCGACGCAGGACGTTCGTACGTCGATCCGAAACGCGACGCTGTTCTACGGCGGCGTATCGGGCACGATCCAGAATAACGGTGCGTTGGCAGCCGCTGCGGGATGGCCGACCGACGGATTCCGCGTCACGTGGACGACGCAGACAGCGGCCATGCCGTTTGCGTATCTCGCGCTCAAACTGGCCGCAGGCGCCACAGTAACGGTGGGACAAGATGCGGTGCCAGCGTCGGGAACGCAGACGCTGACACCGTCATCCGGCGTGGCGAAGGCGGCAGTGTTCCTCGGACAGCGATCGACCGTCGCGAACACGGACGTGACCTCCGGGGCAAATAATGGCATGACGACATATGGGGTGTTCGCATCCGACGGCACCCAAGCATGCGTCACCGTGTGGGACTCGGACGACCAGTCGACGGCCGCAATCACGAACGTCGCCTACGGTCCGTCGAAGGCGATGCAGTACTACCTGCCCACCACGCGGGGGCTCACCGCGGAGACCGCGGCATCCGTGTCGGGCGGGTCGGTGGTGCTCGACTGGACGGACCCCGATTCGTCGGCATGGCTCTATGAGTGGTTGATCCTCTCGGAGACGCCGCCGAACACTGACGTCAACGCCGGCAACGTCGCGTACACGGTCACCGCGCAAGGTGCACAGATCGGCGTCTCGTCGCAGGAAGCCGCGGTGGCGCTGCTCATGGCGTCGCCCGACTCCGATGCCGTGGTGTCGGTGGGGCCGAGCCCTGCTCAGGCTCCGATCACCGGGCCCGCGGCGGATGCGTCGGTTACGACGACCACGCTCGCCGGGCAGGCTGACACCACGCTCGCTGGGCTCGACGCATCCGCAGGGCTCGCGCCCGCGATCACGCAGACAGCGACGACGGTCGTCGCGCAGGATGCCACGGCGTCCGCTGTGGACTTGCCGACGCCGGCCGTGGTGCTCGATATCGGGTCGGCTCGGTCGAACAAGTACAAGCTGCAAACGTGTATCGACGGATCCGGGGTGGCGTCGGAGTACACGATGGCGGATATCGATGCCGGGTTGCAGATCGCGAACTTCCTGACGGTGGCGGATGGCACTGCGGGCCCGGTTGTGGAATACCGCATTCGGGCGGATGCGCAGCCGACGAGTGGGGCGACGACGGGCCGTACGGAACTCCGCGAGATGGAATCGGACGGCACGACGCAAACGGCGTTCGACGCGATGACGGGCACGCACGAATTCGAGGTGTGGACGAGTATCGTGCATGTGCCGGCCGCGGACCCCGAAGTTGTGGTCATGCAGTTGCACAACGGGTCGAACGATCGCATCTCGGTTCGTACACAGTTGATCAGCGGCGCGACGAAGCTACTCGTACGGATCAACGGAACAAGCGCGATCCGGTTCGAAGAGAACTACGTGCAGGGAACATGGTTCAAAGTCAAGGCGCGTGTGTCCAGCGCAGGCGCCGTCGACATCTACTATAACGACGCCTACTCCGTGAGCGGGCAACTCGTCACGACCGGATCCGCGTCGTGGTACTTCAAGTCGGGCGCCTACGCGCAGTTCGACACGGCTAGCGCCGGTAGCTCAACCGAGTACGCACAAGTACGGCAGTACGGACTTGTCACGACACACACGCTCGCCACCGAAGCCGCACCGGTCACCGGGACCGGCTCGTACGCCGGGCTCGACGCCGCCGTGGCGATCGCCATCCCTGCGGACACCGCCGTCCCCACCATGGACGGGGAGCCCGCCGACATCTCGGCCAGCGTGGCGCGAGATGCGGCCCAAGCAGACGCCACGGCCGCCGCGCTCGACATTCAGGGGTCAGTGGGACCCACGCCCGATACGGCCGGAGGCGTGTACACGGCCCCGACCCCGGACCCGTCGACGAGCGAGAGCGCCACCCCCGACGCCGCCACCCTCTCGCCGGCCGCGCAGGACACCACGAGCGCTGTCGCCGGCACCACGGACCCGGCATTGCTCACCCTGGCCGGCGCGGACGCCGACACTGCGCAGAGCCCCACCGCTGACACCGCGCTCGCCGGCATCGTCACGCAGGACACCACGAGCGCGGTCGCGCCCACCGGTGACACCGCGCTCGGCTCCGTTGCGCCCGTCGATCCCTCCGGGGCGATCGCGCCCGGTGGCACCACCGAAGCCGGCACGGTCATCGACGGCGGCTCGCCATCCCCCGGCATCTCACCGGCCGGAGTGGACGTCGCCGCGCTCGCCGCGCCCGCGCAGGATGCGGACATCACGCGCACCTCGAACCCGGGCGCCGCGCAAGCAGATCTGTCGATCGCTACGCAGGATGCACAGCCGGCGGTCGCACCGGTCGCCACGCAGGCAGACGCCGCGCCGGTCGGCGTCGACGGATCGGCGGCGATCGCCGTGAACGTCGACGACATCCCGGTACTGATCGAGGGCGGACCGGCCGTGGGAGCCGGAGCGAATCAGTCGTACGCGCAACCGGACAATGCCGAGATCCTCGCGGAAGCCGTCGACGCCGCGCCGTCCGTGGCGCCCACACCCGATCAGGCGGACGTCACGGTCGTCGCGAGCCCCACGACGTCGACCGTCACCACCGACGCCACAACCACAACACCGGTCGCGCTGGTCGCGCTCGACGGAGCCGACGCGGTGGCGCAGCGACAGGACACCGCGCAAGCGCCCGCCGAGACGGCACCGCTCGACGTGTCTGTGAGCGCCGATGCGCGCGGTGGGCAGGGAGCCACCTCCGAAACTGCCGGGCTCGCCGTGGCCGGTCTCGACACCGACACGGAGCGGCTCAACACCGTCGACGCGGCCCCGGCGTTGCTCGCGCCGGACGCTCGTGCGCCCGACCAGTCGGTGACGCCGAACGTGGTGCCGGTGCTCCTGTCGCTCGACGCTGTGCCCGCGATCGCCGGTCTGTCGCAGCGCCCGACTGCCGATCAGGCCGATCTGTCGGTATCCGCACAACCGATCTCCGTCGAGTCGACGACGCAAGCCCTCCCGATCTCGGCGGTAGGCGCGGCTGTGGCGGGCGACCCGGCCGCAGGAGTCGCCGTCGGGCCCGACACCGGGACGGTGGGCGGAACGGCTCCCGCTCCCGCTCCCGGTGTCGGTGCCACCGTGTCCGGCGTCCCGGCGACAGTCGACATGAACGCGACGCCGGGTGACCCGCCCGACGCACATGCCAGCGTGGGGGCGACGCCGGTCGCTCCGGCGGTCACCACGCATACCGCACAGGATGGCACCGGCACGGCCGTGGGTGCCGCGTCCGTGGCCCCGGACCCTGCCGAGACCTCGACCGCCGGGCAGGCTCCGTCGCCCGCTGTGGCGCCATCCGCGGGCACGGCGGCCGGCACGGTGACCGGAGCCCCGGCCGCGCCGAGCGTGGCGCCCACATCGGATGGGAGCGGGCTCACCGTCGACGGGGAGACCGCGAGCGGCTCGGCGACCACGGCCGCCGGGTCGGCGAGCGTGACCGTGACCGGCTTGACGCCGAGCCTGTTCTACACGGGCTCGCGCGACGTCGAGCCGGCCGCGATCGAGACACCGATCAGCACGAACCCGGCGAACCTGCGGATCTCGCCGAAAGCGCTGCCGGAGACGGCGGAACTGTCGGTCGAAGGCGGCGTGTACGCGCCCGGCGTGACAGGCACGAGCACGCCGAACCCGGCGGGAGCGACGGTGACCGCGGACGGCTCGGCCGCTGCGGTCACCCCGTCCGATGTGGGTGCGGCGACGGGCTCTGTCGACGGTGAGACGCCGGAGGTGACTGCGCTCGCGGTGGCGCAGCCGAGCCCGGATCCGGCCGGCGTCGGAGTGACGGTGTGGATGCCCGATCTCACGGTGTCGACGCTCGCCATCACGGCGGGCTCGTCGGTCGATGGGCTCGCTGTCATCGCCGGCCGAGCCCGGGACGCAGCGGCGGACGTAGCTGCCGCTGCGGTGGCCGCACTCGGGACCGGGGTTGCGGTGTCGCCGTTCGCGATCCACGTCGCAACGATGATCGCGGTCGCGGATGCGCTGGTCAGGGTGCCCGCTATGCGCGGGTCGGCGCAAGAGTTTGTGCCCGGGGGTGCCACGCTGTCGGAGACGTGGCGTGTACACGAGTCGGCGCACGAGTCTATGCCCGGGGGTGCCACGCTGTCGGAGACGTGGCGTGTACACGGCCCCATGGGGGAGACTGTCCGGGCCGCGTTGATCGAATGGCTTAGGTCTACCGGCTCGATCGTAGAAAACGGGGAGGGTCGATGACGCAGGCGAACGCGTCGCTCGAAGTCGGCGAACTGTTCCCTATGGGGATCGTCGTCCGGGACGAAGAGGGCGTGGCGATCAATGCGATCGATGTGACGCTTACGATCACCCGGCCTGATCTGGTGGTGGAGGATCCGCAGATCGGTAACCCACCCGGGGAGGCGGGGTTCTACGGGTTCGACTATCTGCCGACGCTTCCCGGTCGGTACACGTATGTGTGGCGCACGGTCACGCCTACGCTCGCAGTATCGGGCTCGTTCGACGTCATCCCCCCGCAGGCGGCCGGGATCGTGTCGCTCGGCCGGGTTAAACGGCTGTTGAAGATCCCGGCGACGGACTACAAGAATGACGACGAGTTGCGCGGACTGATCCGCTCGGCGACGTTCGCATGCGAGGGTGAGCGGAAGGAAACGATCGTTCGGCGGGAGCGGGCGATCACCTTCAACGTGCGCCGCGCTCGCCGGTCGCTGACGATCCTGCACCGACCGATCATCGCCGTCACGTCGGTCGAAGGGCTCGGCCCGAACCCGTCGGGCCCGTGGGCCTCCGAACTGCTCGACGTCGACGAGCACGGGATCCTGCGCTCATACGGGGCCCCGTTCATCGGACACATCCGCGTCACCATCATCGCCGGGTACGTCGTGATCCCGGACCACTTCCAAGAGGCGGCAGAGATCATCGTTCAGCATCTGTGGTTGCCTCGCGGCGGAAGCGCCGAGCGGCCCCGCGCGGGCGGCGCAACGGCCGACACGCCGGGCGTGACGACGTACTCCATTCCGAACCGGGCGAAGGATCTGCTCGGCCGAGCCGGACCGTTGGTCGGATGAGCCGCGCAGGGATCGTGCTCCCCCGTCTCCGCGACACCTTTCGCACGGCGCTCGAAGTGGAGTACCCGCCGGACTCCGACGGCGCGGTGGACGTCTACCTAGGGCCGCTCGTGTCGGGCGACCCGGATGACGCGGTGTTCATCGGGTACGACGGGGATCCACTCGGCGACTTCGAGTGTGTCCGGCACACGCAGGTGTGGGGCGCGATCGGGCAGAAAGCACGTGACGAAGAGTTCGACGTATTGTGCTGCATCATGAACCGGTCCGGGCAGACGGACGCCGATGGGGTTGCCGGGTGCTTCGATCGGCTATACCGGATGTTCACCCTCATGGCCAACTCGATTCACGCTAATCCGTCGTTGGGGCTCGGACCGCCAACGACTCCGTACATGACTGCGGATATTCGCAACTTCGGTGCGTACATGCCGCTCATGGAATCAGCAGACGTACAACCGCGACTGTCGTTCAACGTGCACGTCCGAACGCGAATGTGAGGGAAGGACAGATGAGCGTAACACTGATCAATAACACGGGCAGCGACGTCACGTTGTACGCCACGTCCGGCGAAGCCGGCGCGTTCCACGTGAAGGACGGTGATACCGTCGAGATCCCGGGCGAGATCGAGAACGCCGACACCGCCGACGACGATGGGTTCTTCCTCATCGGCGACGGCACGAACGCGCGCGTCTGGCCTTCGTCGGTATGGGCGGTGCAGGGCTCTCCTGCCCGTAGCACGCGGCGGCGTCCGGCAAGTACGACCGACACGGAGGAGGACTGACCATGGCGACCGGTTCCGGTCTCGACGCGCAATTGGCCCTAGGGCCGGAGAGCGTATGGGGAACACCCATCGTTCCCGCGCGAGCGTACGAGTTCATCTCCGAGTCATTGAAGATGGAGCCGTCTTGGCTCGAACCGACCGCGCTGCGGTCCGGTGTCAAGTACAAGCGTGAGGCGCGCGTCCGTCAGTCCCGACGCACCGTGTCCGGCGACATCGCGGTGGAGCACTCCACAAAGGGCATGGGTCTCCTGTGGAAGCACGCGCTTGCGTCCGCGCTGTCCGCGCCGGTGCAGATCGCGTCGACCGTGGCGTACCGGCAGGCACACGTGCCCGGCGACTATCGCGGGCTCGGGCTCACCGTGCAGGTTGGCCGGCCGGAGCCCGGCTCCGGTCTGGTCAAGCCCTTCACGTACACCGGCTGCAAGGTGGGCGGGTGGGAGTTCAGCGTCCGGGACCAGGAAATCCCGCAGTTGACGCTGACCATGGACGGGAAGGACGAGCTCACCTCAGCCGGGCTCGTCGTCCCGTCGTACCTCGCGGGTACCGGCGTGTTCGACTTCTCGCAGGCCACGCTGAAACTGGGCGGCGACGTGGAGACCACGAGCGGCGTCACCTCGATCACGGGCGGCGTGGCGATCGCAACGATCGTCCGCGAGATGAGTGTCAGCGGCGAAGTTCCGATGGCGACGGAGCGGTTCGGTCTCGGTAACGCCGGTCTTAAGGCGGAGCAGTTGGAGAACGGGACTCCGACCATCACCGGTTCGTTCGGTGCGGAGTTCGACGAAGACGAGTTGTACGACGCGTTCGCGAACAACCTCACGATCCCCGTACAGATGGATCTTGTCGGAGCGGAGATCGCGACGAGCGGCCAGTACGAGACTGTCTCGATCATCATGCCGGCGTGCAAGATGAAAGCGGCTGCGCCGAACGTCGGCGGCCCGGATCTCGTCGAGATGTCGACCGACTTCGAAGCGTACAGCGACGGTACGAACCCGGTACTACAGGTCATGCTGATCACACCGGAGACGGTGTTCTGATCGATGCCTAAGCGCACTGCTCGGCCAGTGATGGGGATGAATGTCGGAGGCATCTCCGACTTTGTCACGCTCGCCGGGAAGTTGCGCGACGCCGGCAACGGTGGACTCTCAGATGAACTAAAACGCGAGTTGCGTCGTGCCGGTGAAGAGATCGTGCAAGCGCTGAAACGGGAGGTGATGTCGTTCGAAGATCGCTCAGACGCTCGACGGCAGGATGGCAAGTCGTTTCGAACGGAACTCGCACAGGCGATCACCTATCAGGTGTCGTCGAAAGGGTTGCGCGTCTACGTCGACCGGGCGAAGTTGCCGGCCGACTCGAAGCTACTGCCGTGGGCATTTGAGAAAGCGTCGTTCCGCCACCCTGTGTTCGGTGGGGCGACATGGGTCACACAGCGCGGCCACCCGTGGTTCGCCCCCACGATCTCGAAGTACACGCCGCGTGTACAGGAGAACGTCACGGCCGCCGTTGAGAAGTTCCTACGGTCGCTTACGTAAGGGAGCCGAGCAGTGCGTTTCAAGTACCGAGAAGAGATTATCTCGTTCGATCAGACGGTGATGTCCGTAGCCGAAGCGCGGACGATCAAAAAGTTCACCGGGTTCGGACTGAAACCGTTCAGTGAAGGGCTACAGAACGGCGATCCCGACTCCATCGTGGCGATGCTCTATCTCGCCTACCGCCGGAGCGGGCGGGCCGTGCAGTGGAACGACTTCGACGAATGGAACCTGAACGAGATTGAAGCACTCACGGACGAAGTGCCCGCGATCGTCGACGCGCCGGACGAGGGAGGTGAGGGAGGGGACCCAAATCCCGTCGCCGTCGCCGCCGTCGAGTCGGGGACGCCGAGAAGCGACTAGACGCGTGGGACGATCCCGAACTCCGCGTGTCGAAATATCGGATCGGATTCGCCACACACTGGCACTTCGATCCGCGCCAAGTGGACACGTTCTACATCACGGAGTTCGATCACTTCGCCGAACAGGCGGACGCGATCGAGAGAGAGAACGCTAAGCAGCAAGCCGAGCAAGAGAAGCAGACGAGACAGATAAACGCGCGACGCGGGAGGTGAGACAGTGCCCGATCTGAACCTAGGCGTTAACGACGCGGGCTCGGCACAGACATTCAACCGCGTAGCAGACGCTGTCGAGCAGTTGGTACGACAGATCCAACGGCTCGACGGTCTGACGTCCACGGCTCGGATCGACGCAGACACGTCACCGGCAGAGAGCGCGCTAGACGACGTCGCCAAGCAAGCGGAGGCGTCCGGCGAAGAGGCGGGAGACAAGTTCGGCTCTGGTCTCGGCAAGGGGATCGTTGCCGTCGCTGCCGCCGGTACCGCAATCGGTGGCGCGCTCATGGCATCGATCGGCGCAGCGATGGACAAGGAAACGTCTATCGCGAAACTGCAAGTTCAGCTAGGCACGACGAAGGACGTAGCCGCGGAGTACGGCAAACTTGCCGGAGAGTTGTACTCGAACAACTTCGGCGACTCGCTCGAAACCGTGAACGACGCGATCGTCAAGGTTCACCAAAACGTCGGCGAATCCTTCACGTCGTCGGATGGCGTGTTGAAGGACACGACGGCAACGGTCCTATCTCTTGCCGACGCATTCGGTATCGACGTCGCCGATAGCACGAAGGCGGTCGGCGCACTCTTGAAGAACGGGCTTGCGCCGGACGCGACCGCCGCTCTCGACATCATCACCGTTGGGTTCCAAAAGGGTGTCGATAAATCAGAGGACTTCCTCGACACGCTGAACGAATATTCGCCGCAGTTCGAGAAGTTCGGAATCTCCGGGCAAACGGCCGTCGGACTTCTATCGCAGGGCTTGCAAGCGGGTGCTCGTGACGCCGATCTCGTCGCCGACGCGATCAAGGAATTCTCTATCCGAGCGGTCGACGGCAGCGAGGCAAGCGCGAAGGGCTTCGAGGATCTGGGCTTGTCGGCTAGCGACATGGCAGCCAAGTTCGCCAAGGGCGGGCCGGAGGCGGCCGGCGCGCTCGACACCGTACTTGATCGGCTCCGGGAAATCCCCGACCCGGTGAAGCGGTCGCAGACGGCCGTGGCCCTGTTTGGGACCCAAGCCGAGGATCTCGGCGACGCGCTGTACGCGCTAGACCCGAGTGAGGCGGTAAAGGGTCTCGGCGAAGTGGGCGGTGCGGCGCAGAAGATGAATGATGCGCTGGGCGACACGGCGTCCGGGCGGATCGAGTCGTTGAAGCGCAGTATCGAGACTGGCCTTGTGGACATGATCGGCGGGAAGCTACTGCCGATGTTCGACACCGTGGCGCAGTTCGGTTCATCGATCTTCGGTGAGGCGTGGGGCCCGGTGAAGGACATCATGGGGTTCCTGGCCGGGACCGGCGGCGTCGTGGCCGGCGTGCTGATCGCGGCGGCCGGGGCGACATGGTTGTGGACAGCGGCGAGTACCGCGCTCGCGGCGTCGTGGCTTGCAAACCCGATCACATGGATTGTGATCGGGATCGTCGCGTTGGTCGCTGCGATCATCTGGGCGTATAACAACTTCGAAGTCTTCCGCGTTATCGTCGACGCAGTGTGGGCCGGTATCACAACGGCGTTCTCTGCCGCGTGGTCGTTTATCAAGATCGTGTTTACCGGGATCGTAGACGCGGCAATCGCCGTAGGAACCGGTATCTCGACAGCGTGGAACGCTCTAATCGGGCTTGTGTCCACAGTGTGGAACGCAATCGGTAGCTTCCTCTCGGCCGTGTGGGATGGTATCTCCGCAGCGGCGACCGCGGTGTGGAATGCGATCGTGTGGGCGATCATGACGCCAATAAATCTCGTGTACTCGCTTGTGACGACTGTGTGGAATGCGATCACGGGATTTCTGACCGCTGTGTGGAACGGGATCGTGACGATCGCGACGACCGTTTGGAATGCTATAACGGATTACTTCACTCGACTGTTCTACGCACACTATGACTTGTTCATGGGAATCTGGAATGCGATCACTGGGTTTCTGACGGGCGTTTGGAACGGCATCGTCGCGGTAGCTACTACCATCTGGAACGGCCTGTCGTTCATGTTCGAGTCAACGCTCATCGCGGTTCAGACGATCTTTACGGTCGTGTGGACGGCGATCCAAACTGTCGCGATGACGATTTGGAACGCTATCGTCGCGTTCTTCACGGCGAGTCTCGAAGGATGGCGGATCATTTGGGAGACCGTGTGGACCGCGATCTCAACGGTGTTTAGTACGATCTGGAACGCGATATCCGCGGTAGCCACCGCGATTTGGTCGGCGATATCTGCGTTCCTCACGGCCGGAGTGAACGCGTTCTCTGCCGCGTGGTCGGCTGTGTGGAACGCGGTAAGTACGGTGTTCTCGAACATCTGGAACGGTATCAGTACCTTCGTCCGCAATACCTGGAACGGCATCGTGGCGTTCCTGACACCGGCGATCAACGCGTTCGTAGGATTCTGGTCGGGCGTGTGGCAAGGCATCACGACGACGTTCGAGACGGTGTGGAACAAGATCAAGGACATTGCGACGAACGTGTGGAACGGCGTAAAGGAAATCTTCAAAGGCGGAGTGAACGGCGTCATCGACGCTATCAACTGGCTGACGTCGAAGGTGAACGTCGTTCTTAAGTTCCTCCTCATCCCGGAGATCCCCGCGGTTCCACGGCTCGAAGCGGGCGGACTGGTCGGCGGTACACAGTTCCTCGCATCGGGCGGAAAGGTGGGACCCGGCTTCGTCACGAACGGACCGCAGGCGATCGTAGGGGAAGGCAACCCGGCACACCCCGAGTTCGTCATCCCCACGGACCCGAAGCACCGGAAGCGCGCGATCGAGTTGTACAAGTCGCTCGGTACGCAGTTGCTCGCGGACGGCGGCATCCTCGGATGGATCGGTGACACCGCGTCGAGCGCGTGGAAGGGAGTCACCGGCGCAGCGTCGGCGGTGGCCGGCGCGGTCGGCGACGTGATGGCGTGGGTAGGCGACGGCGTGGGCAAACTCGTCGACGAGATCACGGGTGCCGTGGTGTCGATGTTGCCGGGCGGGATCGTCGGCACCATGGGCAAGGGGATCGCCACGAAGGCGATTACCGGCATGAAGGACATGATCAAAAAGAAGTACGACGAGTTGGCCGCTGCGGAGGCGGCCGGAGGCGGAGGCGTCTACCTAGGACCCGCGGGCAACGCCGCTGCGGGAGCCGCATTCGCCAAGTCGCAGGTGGGCAAGCCCTACATCTGGGGCGGCGTGGGCCCGGCCGGGTACGACTGCTCCGGCTTCATGAGCGCGATCCTGAACGTCATGCAGGGGCGGCCCCCGTACTCCCGCCGAGGATCCACCGGAACGTTCCCGTGGCCCGGCTTCGTCTCCGGGCTCGGCAACGGCTTCCAGATCGGCGCATTCAAGGGCAACCCGGGCCACATGGCCGGCACGCTCGGCGGCATGAACGTCGAGTCATCCGGCGGCGTCGGAGCCCACGTGGGCGGAAGTGCCCGCGGTGCCGGTAACGCGATGTTCAACATCCGGGCGACGCTGCCGTTCGCGAACGGCGGGCTCATCACTCGACCGACGTTCGGGCTCATGGGTGAGGCGGGACCGGAGGCCGTGATCCCGCTGAACCGGCCCACGCGCGCGGATGCACTGCTCCGCCGAGGAGGTCTCGGCGGGCTCGCCGGCAACGTGAGCATGTCCGGCGTCGAAGATCGAATCGACACGCTGACCGACACACTAGAACGCCGCGGAGCCGGCGCGAATATCACAGTGAACGATATCAGCGGTG